GCCTGGAGCGTCTGGCCATGCTGGCACCAGGGCAGAACAAGCGCAAAAAGCCCGAGGATGCATCATGGTTTTACGGCATGTTCTGGCCTCACTACGCCAACAGGAACGGCCCCAGCGTGCGCGAGGCTTACCGCTCTTTCCGTCGGGAATGGCACGAGGTCTACCACGCGGAGCCGGCCATGCGTAAAGCGATACCGTCTTACTACGCCGTTTTGCGCCGTGTTAACCAGCTGCCGCTGTGCTCTCGCGTCCAGGGACGTGTTTCCGGCTCGGCCAAGAAGGCTTACGAGGTGTATTCCAAGCGTGACTGGGCGCAGATGCCGGTCAATGGCATCTGGATCAGCGATGGTAAATCCATGGATATGAAGGTGGCCCACCCGATCCACGGGCGACCATTTACGCCAGAGCTGACCATGGTTATTGATGGCCGGACACGTTTTGTCGTCGGCTGGAGTTTATCGCTGTCAGAGAACGCGATGGGCGTTGCAGATGCATACCGCTTTGGCATGAAGCATTTCGGTAAGCCGTTATTTGTTTATTCGGATAATGGCGGCGGCCAGAAAAACAAAATGCTGGACGCCGATATTACCGGGATATTCCCGCGCCTGGGTATTGAGCATATGACCGGTATACCGGGCAACCCGCAGGCACGCGGCATTATCGAACGCCTCAACGCCGTCATTCCGGAGCGTATCGCAAAACGGACGATGACCTATAACGGGCGATCGGTTGACCCGAACGCCGCCAGGATACAGGGGAAAAACCTCATCAGCCTGTCGGATGCCCTGCGCAACGGCAGCGAGCTGACCACCCAGCAGCAGCGGACGTTCCGCGACCTGCCATCGTGGCAATGGTTGATGGATGCCGTACAGGACGAGATTGATAACTACAACAATCACCATGAACACAGTGAGTTACCAAAGGTTGACGGTGCTCACATGACACCGGCAGCTTATCGCGCCCTGGTGTTGCAGCAGGAAGGCGATGAAATCGAGTACATCACCGAAGGCGAGTTGCGCGAGATGTTTATGCCAGAGGTTGAGCGCGTGGCACAACGTGGATGGGTCAGTGTCGGGAATAACCAATATTTCTCCAAAGACCTTATCGAAGTCGATCGCCAGTCAGTGCGCGTGGGTATGGATATTCACGACCCGGAGGCAGTTATTATTCGCCAAATGGATGGCACCTATGTTTGCACGGCCATTTGGAATGGCAACTCTCATTCCCCTGTTCCTCAGTCTCGCGTTGAGCAGGCCAAAGAGAAACGCGCTAAACGCATGATTAAACGGGCTGGGAAGATTATTCAGGATGCTAACGACGAGCTGCGGCCAGTCTTGGAAGTTCAACGGAATGACTTTAGCAGTCTGTTTGTGGATACCGCACCGCGAGATAACAAACCGCTGTTCTTATTAGAAACAGAACGCGAAGAATATTTTAAGAAAACCAATTCCCGCTGAACTGGAGAATAAAACATGTCAAAAATAAGCGTACAGCTTGAAGAAATTATGAGCCGTAAGGGCTACACGCAATCCCATGTCGCGCGCGCCATTGGTCGCAGCCCGGCGGCGATCAGCACGTTCCTGAGTGGGAAATACAGCGGCGATATTAAAACCCTGGAATCCGAACTGTCCGGCTTTATTCAGCGTGAATCTGATAAAGACCGTCTGCACCATCTGAATATTGATTTCGTGCCGACTATTACCGCAAAAAGCGGACTTGAAGTCATTCGCATGGCGCACCTGGAAAACGATATCAACGTGATCACCGGCGCGGCCGGGTTGGGCAAGACCATGATGTTGAAGGAGTACGCCCGCCGCTATCGCGATGCCATCTTGATTGAGGCCGACCCCGGCTATACCGCGTTGGTGCTCCTGCAGGAGCTGTGCGACCGCCTGGGCCTCAGCAAGCGCGGCACTATCCATGAGCTGAGCGAGAGCTGCGTCACCGCACTGAGCGGCACAGGGCGTGCTGTGCTTATCGATGAGGCCGAGAACCTGCCGTACCGTGCGCTGGAGGTCATCCGCCGCATTCATGACAAGGCCGGTGTAGGCGTCGTTCTGGCCGGTATGCCGCGCTTGATCCTCAACCTGAAAGGCAAGCGCGGCGAGTATGCGCAGCTCTATAGCCGTGTTGGCTTTGCTCTTGATCTGCAGGAGAAGCTGCCGCAGGCAGACCTGCAGCTTATCCTCACCAATATGGTCGAGGAAGCGAACAGCGACAGTGTTTTTTCCGCCTTTTACAGGTAATGCGCGCCGGTTGTTCAAATTGGCACGCGGCACCATCCGCGCCAGCGAAATTAACGCCACGCCGATTGATGAGGCAATGGTTGATAAAGTCGCCGGCATGTTAATTAGTTAATGAGGCATCAGCATGGAACAATTAACGGTAAACAATAAGAAGATTGCGGCGAAGTTGAATTGTCTGGCGCGTGTAGGGTTAAAGGTTGTTGAGTGCCACGTTAATTTTCGCCGCCCAGTTATTGAAGTTGAAGCACCACTGCAAGATTGGGTAAAGGGTGCCGTGGAAATCACGGAAACACGAAACGGGGTTAAGCGTACTGTCAAAATGACGATATGGCATGGCGCACATATCATCTGGTGTTAATTGCGTTTTATTCCGGACTGCTCGCTATAACATTGGTAACTATTTTAAAGAGGTAATAACATGTCAACTGAAAGTAAACAATACACTGAAGTATCAGCCCCGGCGGGCTATTGGGTTGACGCTAAAGGCGTGTTAACTCCCGAAAGCCTGATTAAAGATATCGATAAGTCGCGCGATGCTCTGGTGGGTGAAATCATCATCAAAGCCATTGAGTTGAATAAAGCAATGGCTGAATTCAAACAGTCAACTTTTGCAGATATTGCCGCGTTTGTTGACTTGTCCGCCAATGAATACAATGTGAAGTTGGGGGGTAAGAAAGGCAACGTCACTTTATATACGTTCGACGGACGTTACAAAATTCAGCGCGCAATGGCTGACCGACTGGCGTTCGACGAGCGACTGCAAGCCGCGAAGGCCTTGATTGATGAATGCCTGACTGACTGGACTGAGGGGGCAAAGCCTGAACTGCAAGTTTTAATTAACCGGGCCTTCTCAACAGATAAGGAAGGTGAAGTCAGTACCGGTGCAGTTTTGGCTTTGCGCCGCTATGAGATTGCTGATGCGCGTTGGATGCAGGCAATGAAAGCTATTGGCGAAGCATTGCAGGTTATTGGCAGCAGCGCCTATATCCGCATCTACGAAAGAATCGGCGACAGTGACCAATACAAGCCTATATCCCTAGATATGTCGGCGGTGTGATATGGGTTCCAAGGCAAAGTTATTTAACCAGCAGCACAGAATAGGCAGCACGTTTATTTATCAGCCTAACCGGACGCTACGCGGTGGCCCGGTGGTCAGAACGGTGGACACAGCCCGAGACCTTAAATCGGCAACGGTTGTGGAAATCAATGTTGCACCGTATTTCGTCAATATTGAATCATTAACACCGACCGGCTGAATTTAAACGTAAATAAATCAATTTTAATTATGGCGTAAACCCGCAGGGGCGCGCTTACGCCTAAATCATGAGGTTCTGAAATGGATAAAGAATTTTATGTTTCTCGACGCTCTGTTTGGGCCGGTGTTTTGATTATCGGTGTGGTGTGGGTAATCAGTCTAATTTGGCTCGGTTCAGTTATTTGGGGGGCGTTATGAGCTATTACAAAATTGAAAAGAAAACCGCTATTCAGGCATGGGATTTTGAAAGCCTCAAGCGCAAAGAGCTGAACGAAAAAGCGAAAGAGTTTGCCGCTAAGTTTGGTGCCAGGCCGGTCTTTAACACTGACGCTACTCGCCATCGTTTCTATGCTGTTGCGTTTCCTGATGGCGTACCAACATTTGGCCACCCGTCACTGTGGACAGCAGCAACGGACGCAAACAGATACACCACAGCCCCCAAACGTAGAGCACCTGCGGGGATGAGTAAGGAGCATCGCGAACTCTGGGCGCTATGGGATGAGGGGTATCCCGGCGAGTCGGTATCACGCGAACCTTTATGGTCTTCGCTCGGTTTGGATTGGGGAATGTTATTTATCTGTGGCCTTGAGATATTTCGATTTAAAGACACGATTTATTTCAATACCAGCGCCAAACCAAATTTGGAATGTGGTGCCGTTGAAATTACCGGTTCTGAATATTCCGCTGCTGCTGAGGAT